CATCAACATAAGGTTTAGCCTTTGTTAATGCTTTAACAAGTTCGTCACCTGTGATTTTACCTTCGGCAGCCATTGCTCGAAGCGCACCAACATTGGTATCCATCCCAATTGCAATAGCTTTTAATAAGCCTGGTGCCTGTTCTGCAATACTGTTGAATTCCTCACCACGCAAAACGCCTGATGCGAGCGCTTGTCCAAACTGCATCAATGCTGCTTCAGCACTTGCTGCACTACCACCAGATATTGAAATAGCTTTCGATACGGTCTCTGTCAATGCAGCAGTGGTTTTCATGCTAATGCCTAAACGATCTGCATTATCTGCAAAACGCTGATAAACCATAGCTGTTGAATCCCACGAAGATGCGGTCTTTTGCGCAATAGCAAAAGTATCGTTCATTGCAGTATTGAGTTCGGTTTGTGACTTGGTTACAAGTTTTAGGCGGTTTTGAAGACCAGTATAAGTATCCATCTTAGATATCGCAGTACCAACAGTCACAACACCTGCCAAATACCCTGCCAATTGACGTGCTGCCACTGACATAGAGTTCATTGAAGTAGTTGCGTAATTACCAGTACGTTCGATGCTTTGTAGCTCTCGATCTAAAGCACGTGCATTACGTGCTGCTTGTTCTGAGCTAATTTCAATAATGAGTGTGCTGCGTTGTTCGGCCATGGTATTTCCTTAAGCGTAAAAAAAGCGCCTAAGGGCGCATCGCGGACAATAAAAAACCGACCTTTAAAAAGATCGGCTTTATTTAGTAACTTCTATGATTTTTGCTATTGCTTGTAGTATTGGGGCAGCTTGCCATGCGAGTATTCCAGTAATAATCGCAGCCATTATTAAATAGGTCCAAACTCTTAAAGGTTTACTTTCTGATAACTTATTCATCACTTTATCAACCTGCATATTTAGGTTAAAATTCACTTAGGTTCTCACTTATTCCTGATCAATTTGTGGGAAACAAAAAAGCCCATCGACTCTGAATCGTGGGCTTTTTGCTTTTCTAATGCATTTAATTGGAGTTGTAATGAGCGCCACCACAACTGGACCATCATTTTTTATTCATTTCTCTTAAATACTTCCCATCCAGCGCGAAAATACACTCAACAAAAAGCCCTCGATCCAAGTCACAACCATACACATCAAAATAGCTTTTAATATCTGCAAGAGTGAGTGAGTCATAAAACCCACCTCCCTGCGGAAAGGCAATAAAACGTCGTGCCTTTGAAATTAAATTAAAGGCTTTAATGATATGGTTTGCGGTGTAACTAGGCTCTAAACGCTCAGGTGGTTTTATGCCGAGCTTTTGATAGACTTCTGCTGTTTTTTCTTCGCACCATTTGATGTTTCTTTGCTCGTAGTGCTTGAGGACTTTCCCACTTCATCGACAATCTCTTCAGTCTTAGAGTCGTGGATCACCTTAGCTTTTTCCATAATGAAGACAATAATTTCAAGTGATTGCTTCGAACTTGTACAAATCAGTTCAGCATTTTGCGCGCTGTATTCGATTGGCTTTTTATCTTTACCAACCAGACCCATCCACCCAAGCAATAAATGTGAAACAGCACGGTTAAAACCTAATTTGGCTTTAACCGCTCCTTCATCTGTAACAGCCTTAATGCCTGCAAGCTCTTGCTCAGCTTGAATCCCATTGAGTTCAAGTGAACGTTGAAACGATGGCTTATCAATACTCGCAATGAGTAATTTCACGTCATCTTTAAAATCAAACCATTCTTGAACATATTCAATGGACTTCTGTTCTTCGATTTCAATTAACATGATTAAGGCCCCACTACTACAGGAATGCGTGTAAGAGTCGGCGCAACATCCGCGACAGTGAATGAAAATTGAGTCGTCAATACGTCACCAGCGCCACCACTTGGCAAAGGCGCAGATACTTGAACCTTAGGTAGTTTGAGTGTGTATTTATTACCAACAGTATCTTTTAATGAGTATTCAAGCCCGATCTGCTCATTTAAGAATTGTTTTTCATAAAGTTCTGCAGTGTTTTTGGACCATGCAATTGTAAAGTTACCACTGCCTTTCATAATGGTTTCTAGGATCGCTGAAATATTGTTTTCATAGTCCAAGCACTTCTGAATCTGCATTGTATTATCAATGGTTAATTCAATCTGAGTGATGCACATTCCTGGTTTCTTTTCACCATCAATAAGGATGTCACCAGTGGATAGGCTTGTTAATGGAATAGAATCCACTGCAGGTGTCACGGTACCACTCGGAGCTACCTCATAAGCTGTGCGCTTCATTCCCATAATTGCGAATTTAGAAGTCACAATGCCACTATCAGGAATCGATAAAGTCCATTGATTAATGTGGCAACCGGTGAAAACTTGGAAGTTATCAATATCACTAAAGCCTCGAATAATCGAAAGCGTTTTTCGAGTTGTACCTCCAAAGGCTAGAACATTGCTATTCCAAGCATTAAAAGCAATACACTCCAAAATTGTATCTTGAATGCCATAAGCCCATTCGGATTCAATATCTCCTTGAACTTCAACACCAGTTACCAAAGTACCGGCTGCAATTCGTGAATCTTTAATCGTTTGCGATTCGGTGGTTTGTGCTGATGCATCCAATCCATTAGTGGTAAATGCAAATGTATTCCAAGTTGATGCAATCACTCCTGGTGTTGCTTCAATACCGACTCGGGTTAATTGTTTAGCTCCAGAACTCATTAAGTTCTCCTTAATTTAGGCATAAAAAAACCTCCGTTAAGGAGGTGGATTGGATTATCAAAGGATCGGATTTAAAATCTAACCCTCTAGTTTTAAACTTGGTTGAGCTTGTTCAATAAGCTCGTCTAATTTTTTTAGTATCTGTGGTCTAATTTGTTTTCCACCAACACTTAGAATTCTTCCTGCATTTGATAAGGTTTCTTTCCATTGATCTGCAAGCAAGGATAATTTTCCAATTTCAATTTGGATGCCGTTTAATGTATTGCGAGCCAATTCTTCTTGCTCAATGTAAAACTTGCGGATTTCAAAACCCTTTTCATTTCGTTCCATCATTCCAAGATGTTTTGTCATATCTACAGAAATAATGTATTCAGTTGTTGGGCGTCCACCTTTTAGGTTTTCGTCTTTTTTGACGAAAACCGTGTAATCAAAATTTTCTTCAAATTTGCATTGGTTAATTCGTCGCTTAATCCAGTGAGAAAACTCAGCTTTGACTTCTAGCATTTTGTGCAAGTCACGGGCATTTACGCCAAGTTGAATTTTTCCATTTAGCTCCACTTCGATAAATGGACTTTTACCTTCAATTTTTACAATCGCATTCATTGTTATGCTCCGACCACTCATAAATAAAAGAAAGCCAACAAGAAGATGCAATGAGTAGTCGAAACGACCATCTTCCTTTCAGGAGCTACCCTAGTCGGCTTGGATGCCATATTTCAGGCATTAAAAAACCTGCCACTAAGGACAGGTTCGTTTAAAAGTAATTCAGTTTTGTTGTGTGATTAAGCTAATTAACTCGAAACTCAGCTCTCACTATCTTTGCGTAAAAATTGTCATCATCCATATCTTGTGGCGCATGGACTTTATAAACTTCAAGAAATGAAACGCCAAAGGATTGTAGGAAATATCGCCATTGAACACATAGATTAGTCATTTCAATTGTGCCTGTATTCTTAGGTGCAAAGCATTGGATTGAAATTGTTCCTATATCACGAATACAAGGTGCATTTCCTATTCCAGCAAACAGGCTATCCCCATATTGAATGTAAACTTTACACCACAATTTATTTGACGGTGGTTCAAATGGCTTACCATCAGGAGTTTTCTGATTTTCAATACGAAGATTTGATTTTTCCACACCAGTAAATTGACCTACTCGCTTGTATATTACGGTTTCAGCTTCAGATAATGTCATCATTTATATCTACTCGTAACTGACTGGAATGTGATTGAATAAATACCTAAAGGCGCTTGTCCAGAATGGCCATTCTCTAGAGCAATTGCATAAGGTAAATTATTACTTATAAAAACCCGCATACCCAATTGAACACTTAGAACTTTAGCCATTCCATCTGCAATGGTTGTCGTACCAGATGTATCTTTTTTCTGGAAGTCTTTAGTATAATCCACACTGCCAATTGATACTCGATTATTTCCTCTGAAAGCCCCTGTATCGACTGGACTTCTAAGGATCACACCTTGAAGCATTGCGGCCGTGATTTTTCTTTGTAATTCTGAGCCATCACGTAATACTTGGAGTGTGAATTGTGATGGTCTTGAGCCTCTCCAAGTCATATATTTCATCCATTAAAAAACCCACCGAAGTGGGTATAAATTATTCATTAGCAGCAATACATTCTTTAAAAACACTATCATGATAATTTTTTACGGCTTGCTTTTTGAGTTTCTTATCTTCAGGTACATCAATATCATAAACCTCAGATGTAAACATTGCAGTTAAGCCACTTTGATCAGCCAAGTATCTTTTCTTGTTTTCGTCAGGGCTATTTTCGCTAGCAAGTCTTAGCTTTTGGATTTCTTCCATCATTTTACTTTTAGGCACTCCATTGACTCTATTTTTCATTACCTTTTGTGCTAATTCAGCAATCCCATTACAAGTATCATTTACATCCGCATTAGCTTGAAAAGAAAGCAATAATCCCACTACAAAGTAAATGAAGTTTTTTTTGTTCAAAGTTGAATGTCCATTTTTAAATTTCACTAAAAATTATCAGATAAATAAAGGACTGTCTAATTACTAAACTTTCCTTAACTGGCAAACCCAAATACTTCCACTTGGATCTTTACCTACATTCAAGACTTTGAATTGACCACTTGCCACCCATACATCATCAATCTGAGGCACACCACTGACCTCATTTTGAAGCACAGTAGCTTTTACATCTTCAACTTGGTAATCGATAGGTTTAACTAAATCACGCTTGTATGAGCCAAATACACCACGTCCTGAATATTGCTCAACAGTCACAGTAGGATAAGTCTGCGTTTCAAAGTCGAAATCGCCTGATTGAATTTCTTTAGAGCAAGTAAATGCTGTCACGGCGTCAACAAGTTTGGTATTGAATGCCTTTGCAACTTTGGATTGGATCTTATCTCTAATCATGGCTTTGGCTCTCTTCATACATTGCAAATAGATCTTGAGCTATTGCTTGAATTGAGTAAGCCTCAAACTCCTTACTAGGTTCGTACTCTCCCATAAGACGCCTAATTCGCTGCCAAATATGGACAGCCTCATGTAGTAATAATCCATATGTTTCAATTAAAGATCGATCAATTTCTTTAATCTGAACAATCGCAAGAGAATCATCGTTGTAAAAACTTACTTGAGCATCACAACCTTTTGACATGAATTCATCAACATCATTCATATTCTCAAATAACAAATCCATATGAATTTGATTGCGAGCAAGCGTGTATTTAATATGCTGAAATGGTGATGTATACCATTCAGGTATGTAACTATTATCAATCATCCGCGGTACACCCCAAACGCAAAGCCACGACCTTTTAAGTTGAGTGAATCAATATAAGCCCGCGCTATCTGTTCAAACTGAGAGATCTGACGACTTCCCTCAACAAAGGATTCCTCAACCTCTACTGTGTCCGCTTTTACACGCTCATTCGTGGTTTGGCGTTCAACACCTACATAAATCACATTCGCTTGAATACCTTTGATGATTTCGCATGTAGCATCTTGCAATAGTGGATCTATTTGATTGGGAATGAAACGGATTTCATTCTTCATCCATGTATTAGCCAACTGGACAAGCCGAGCTTTATCACCATCCGGTGCAAAGTCAGCTCCAAGGATCCGTTCGGCATCAGGAATGGTAATAAAGCTCATAGTGCACCTATTTATTTGGCTTTGGTTGCTTTGGGTTTTTCTTCAACAAGTGCTGAATCAGTAGGCTGTTCCGTTTCGGCTGGGTTATTTACTTGTTCGAGTTCTGTAATTCGAACTTTCATTGCACCCGCACTGTTTTGGCATGTCGTAAGTTCAATTTGAGTTGATTCAAGCAAGGCTTTCGTAATTGCTAAATCTTCAGCAACTGCATCAAACTGCTCAATAGGCACAAAACCAGTTGTGTCGGCAGGCTTGGATTGAATATAAACAATTTGAGCCTTTAAATTTTCCACTTCTTGTTTCAGTCCGTCGTTTTCAGAAACCACCTGTTCACATTCAGCTTTTGCATTATCAAGCGTTTGCTGTAGTTCTGGTGTGATACCAATGCTTACCGTCAACTGCGTGTTTTTAACTTGATAAGATGCTGGTACATCACCACCATATTCATCAGCCTGCTCAACAAAATCACTATCTTTTACCGCAGATGCATTACGAATCATCCAACCATCGGCTTGTAATTTTTCTACATTTTCGCGAGAAAAATCATTCGTAAACCATAGTTTTTTAATTTTGTTCTTCATTTCTACTCCAAGAAGAAAACCCCTTTCGGGGCAATTTCTTATTTAGTTTTGATTAACACGCCTGCAGTGTCTTTAAGACTTGATGCAACCAAGTCCCAGTTCGTTGGTGTGGCAATTGCAGCGTCATTTGGAGATTTACCACCATTGGCTGTATCCCATGCAAAACCTTTCACGCCTGCACCATAAGACCATTCAGCCTGATAAGTGTATTTTAGGTTTTCACCGCCTGTAGTTGGCACCAATTCAGCATTAAAATCTTGGTTGTTGTTAATCGCAATCGCACCTTCAACAAGACCTAAAGTATTGTAAATGGTGGTAGCTGGCGTACCAGACGTGCTAGACAATGATGGAGAATCAGTCACGACAAATAAGCGACCGAATGGATCACGTACAACGTTTACGCCATCATACATAAATAAGCGCTCACTGTTTGCCAAGGCATTATCAAACAGGTTATGCATTGTGGTCGAGTGAAGCACCCAAGCACGTAATGCGCCTGAACGATCACCCATTCGTGCAGCACCTTTGTTTAGCAGTCGGAACGACGCATCTGCTGTGCCATCCCCCTCAATCAATGCAGACTGACTACCGATCGCAGCAACACCAGCGGAAATACCCGCATTCAGCATATCTGCCAATTGTGCTTTACCCAGCTGTTCACCAATAGTGAGTGCAGCAAGTTCGGGGTTTTGTAAGACCCACATGTATTGTTGTTTTTCGTATTCGATTGGCGGTGTACCTGCTGCAATCTTCACCGCAACATCAAGCAATTGCTCCAAACGCTTTGCAGTAACTGTGCCACCACCATACGCATTACGACGGCGTACAATACCCTGAATCGCTTTAAATGATGCCTTCATATTAAAGTCACCATTGAATGGCTCATTAATCAGCGTGATTGCGCCCTGTGACGCTTCGTTAAACTTTGCAACGTCCTGTGCAACCGTTTCGGTCATTGCAATGTAGGTTTGCTTGTTAAATACCTGTAAATCAAAAGGCATAAGAATTAACTCCTAAAAATTACTGAGCGCCCGCTTGTTTTAAGTAGGCAATTTTTTCATCTTCTGTTTTGCAGTCAGCAAGCGATGCCTTTGCTCCACCACCTTGACCGCCATTACCTAGGAATCCACCGCCACCCGCTTGTGAACCTTTGAGAATTGAATCTTTATGTTGGTATCCGCCAATCATTGTTTCTAAAGCTTCATCAAAGTCCGCAATTTCACCCGGACGTGAGCGTGAATAAATTTTTTGGCCATCTGTGCCGTATGCCACTACTTTGCCTTCTTCGATTTTGAAGTTCTTACCGAATTGGGCTTGTATCATGTCAGACGGTACGGATACTTTGTCTTGAATAAACTTAGAGCGAGCAAAACCACCACCGATAAGCTCATTGTGTAATTGATTTTGGAAAGCATCACGCTCTTGGACAATCGGTGCATACTTTTCTTCAACCGCTTTAATCGCTTCGGCTTTGACCTTTTCAACTTCACCTGCATCCACAAGTTTTTTATCATCAAAGTTTTTTAAAGTTTCAATGGCTTTTTTAGCCGCCACTGGATCTTCAATCCCTTCAAATGTTTTTAATGCCGATTCAGCTTTTTCGTAGCGTTCACGGTTGGTTTTGGCTTCACCATTTAAGCGAGCAATTGTTGCGACCGTTTGAGGTGCATCGTGTGCAACTTCTTTTCCGTCATCATGAATATAGATCGGCAGACCTTGTTCATTGGTTTCAGCGTAAGTTTTTCCATCTACAACTACAGTTTTAAGTTTCATAAGTCATCCGACCCTTTATTTAGTTGAGCATCCGCCCGTTGCGCCGTGTTCATCCGAACGTTAGGCAATAAAAAAGCACCTCGAAGGGTGCTAAATAATTTGTGTGCTTTAAGCTTTGACTTTTAGATGTTCGCCAGTGAATGTTTGGAATGCTATAAACCACATCTTCAACCAATGATTTGCTGTATCACGCATTACAATGGCATCTGCTCGACCATTATTAAATTTAGGTCTTAACTCATATTGCATAGCGAAAATATTGAACTTAAGGACCTTGTGATGGTCTTGCAGGTTCGTTTTTTCAAGCTTTTCCAATACTTCCCGTTCAAATAACCATACTGTACGCTTTAATCCAGTTTCTTTTGGCTCAGATTTACTCACAATCCCAACTCCTTAAACGTTTGTTCATCCATTTGCCTTAATTCAGCAATAGTGAATTTCTTACCACTTAGTGGATCTACAAATTTATCAATTGGAAACTCACCCGATTTATATAATTCAAACCTTGTTTTACCGAGAAGATTACGCTGAAATATATCGTCTTGCCTTGCAAACCATTGTTTATACGTCTGATTAGCATCAACCTGCCCAATTTTACCGTCACGTTGATCTTTAGGAATGTCTTTAACAGGACGATTATCAGCAACAAAGGGGCGAATACCATCAAGCTTCCCATCCTTATCACATCCAACCGGTACAGTACGGCAGCGATGATGATAAGGTGGCTTTTTCTGAGTGCCATCGGCTTTTTGAACTCGCCCATCTATTGATACACAATATAAACTGGTACGCCCATCTAGGGTTGCCACATCGCGAACGTAATCAAACCCAAGGGCTTTCCATGTATCGGTATATACTCTTGAAGTGATATGTGCCCTAGCTGTTCTTACTTCTGAGTCAATCACATTCCGAGATTGATTTAGTAGACCATCGGCAAAATTTAGTTTTTTAGTGCCTTTGATGCGTTGAATGATCTGCTGATTTGTCTGCCCATTTGAAACACCATCACGAATTGTATATTCAATCTTATTCCGTAGATTTTGAGCAATACTAGGAAAGATATTATCAAGCAACTGCCCACCAGCATAAGGAGCTTTCACTGCTTTCTTTAAAAGACTTTCGCCACTTATGACAGGTGTTTTTTTATCCGCAAGTTTGTAAATATACGATGCTTCATAGGATGCCAAAGCCACGCTAGATAGCGCAAATAACTCTGGCAACACCGTGGATAGTGACTGCTGTAGACCTGTGATAACACCTTGAATATTTTTTAGTGAAGCAGTTGTATAACGCCCACTCATTAGAAGATTCAATTCAGTCTCAGTCAGGTCATTTAATTGAATCAGCAAAGCATTTAATGCATCACTGGTGAAATTATCGAACTTCCGTAGGATTTGATTGACAGCATTCGATGATAGTCGTTGCAAGTAAGCGTTATGTTGAGTCAGCGCATCGAGTAAAGCTTGTTGAATTTCATCATTCATCATCACCACCCGAATTAGGAACATATCCACTCAACGGCGTATTTAAGCGCTGTGTTTCGATCTGCTTTTCGATTTCATCCCACTTTTCTTCAGTAAACATGCCAGTCTGTTCATATTTGTACCAAACTGACCACGGCAAATTACTACCGACACATGCTTCATAAAGGCGTTTTGCGCGATCCTCACTGAATTTCGGCTTATTAAAGTCTTGGGAAACCACATAGCTAAGTTCCTCAGAACTTAAATCATAATTTTGCAATGCAAACTTGGCACACCAGCGCAAGGCCATGGTTAAGGCTTCACTAATATTGGATACGGCAAGCGATACAACTGAATGCTGAATAGAATCCTCGTTATCTGCCTGAGTTGCTGTTTTATTTGCAGAACCAACCTCGATCAAACGAGCACCCATTTCTTTCATCTGCCCCCATTTGTCTGTCATCAATTGTTTAGCCAAGTTATTACTTTCAGCTTGAACAATTTCAACTTTAGTCGGGAATCCGCTTCGAGAGCCGATTGCAAGATCATCACGTTTAATGATGTCGTATTGTTGCTCAGTCACATTTGGCAAGCAGACAGTAGGTTGGCCAACAATAAATCCCGATTCTTCTACATCAGCAGAATTGCGATAATGAGCAAGGTTTAAATCTGCAAGTTCAAGCAATGGTGCATTGTCGATTTCATCTGAATTATCTACAGCGCCACAAAATGAGAATGGAATGTAATCCCATGTTTCGCCCTTATAATCTGTAGGTGTATATTTATTCCCTTCATTCCATTTCTTATCCTTATCACAGGAATAAACTTGAACTGAATACACATAACGCCCATCAATCTCTTCAAGTCTCAGGACTCTGTATTGCTCTTGAAAACAACGAGTAAATCCATCTTCACCACGAGATGACACAACCTCAATGATTTTGACAAAGCTCAATTTCTTTTGATTGCCAACAATAATGTAATCCCAGTCCACTACAGAACGTGCATTCAGCGTATGAATCATCGGAAATGCATTCTTACCCTTATCTTCATCTCTGTTACGGCTAGGTTGTACATTCGGATAATCAACATACACGGCGCAACGGTAATGCTTCATGATCAAGCGTAACATGCGCTGCGAGCATTGAAATATTGAGCGACCAGAGCCATCGGCGTTACGCTCTAAGTATTCAAGTTCATCTGGTCGCTTAAATTCAGGCAATTTATTGAATGCTGAACCGACATAACTATTCAAGGTACGCCCTGTCACACCGTAGAACACTGCACGCCCCAAGTAATCCTGATAACGTGCATTATCTCCATCGCCAAAGGTTTCAGGTACTGGTAGATAGGTTTTTCCTTTACCTTTTACAGTTTTCTGACCTTTACAAACATCAT